TATCCATTAGGATTGGTAGATTCAAAAGTACCACCATAACCAAACGGTAAATATTGAAGAGCATTAGAACCACCAAACCAACCACAGTTTAGTATCATTTTTGAAGAGTTTTTATGATTAAGCTCTGTATTAGAAAACCTTCTAAGCTCATCAAGTTCTTGAGACATCTGTTCCATTTGATAAATAAGAGGAGCTAGAGTTTCAAAAGCATCTTCATCTTCTAAGTATTCTTTATTAGTAAACTTAGACTGCATTCTATTTAACTTAGTAGAGTCTACTTTGTCAGAGTCGCTACCAGTAGTAGAATATATCCTATTATGTTTTTTATTTGCTAATGCCATAATTATGTTGTTGTATCGTATTCTAAAACTACACTCATAGTAACTCCATAAAGAGCAGTACTATCTGTTCTTCTTATTGCTATAGTTTGGCCTTTAGTAAAAACCCAATCAGAAGCACAATCTCCAACCATAGAATTGTTGTAAGATGTTAAAACTAAATCTGTACCTACTTGGTCAGATAAAGGATCGTCATCTCCATTTACATACAACTCAAATGTAGATACCGCTGGAGTTCCAGTACCTTGATTCCAAGAGGTTATTCTAGTTACCTTACCACCAAAAGGAACTACAAACATTGTAGTGTATGATGCTGCACTTAAACTAGTGCTTTCACTTGTGGTTGCACCACTTATAGGAACGTAAATAGCAGAAGTAGAGCTACTCCAATAAGCAGCAGTCTTAACGTCTATAAAGTTTGTAACTCCAGTAAGATTACCTCCAGCAGCTATGTCTCCATCTACTGTTAAATCACCTTGCAAGTTTAAAGATGTTGTACCTGTACCAGGCTTAGATATTTCAAAAATATTATCACCGTTGGTAGCTGTTGGAGCGAGTTGTAATTTGGTTCCATCAAAATTAAAGTATACATCACCACTTGGCCCTCCTGATGGTGTACCAAAATTAACTCTAGTATTGTCATTAATTAGTAACCCATTACCATATGCAGACCAAGCTATCTTTACGCCTGATGTACTTCCGTATAAGATTAAAGATTTACCATCACCGTCTGACCCCATACTTAGTGCTTCACCGAAAGTAATAGCATTAGAAGAAAACACAGCTACATTTTCATTGTTAGCTTCAATAGTTACAGTATCACTTGAAAATTCTAATCCTGTGTTTGCATCACCTTCATGACTAAACTGCGTAGCTGATTCTATTTTTGTAGCGGTTATGGTTCCATCTACATCTAAATCTCCAGTAATTTCAACGGTATCACCAATTTTTATATTACCTTCAGAATTTTCTATTTTCAAATCGCTACCATCAGCGTATATTTGTGAGTCAGAAGAGTAAGATACAACACCACTACCAAACACTATCTTTGTATTATCTTCTAAATGTAAGGATGCAAAGTCATGTTCCCACCACATATACTTGCTGGCATCATCGCTATAAAAATATGCATCGACACCATTGTCTGTGCCTGAGGCTCCTACCCTAAGTTGATTATTTATATTTACAATGTTATCGGCAGTAGTACCAAATGTTATACAGGTAGAATCATTACTATTTTTAATATCATTTCCAGAAACTTTAAAATCACCTGTAATATCTAAATCACCAGTAATCTCTACAGTATCTCCTATTTGTATATTACCTGTATCATTATATATAACAAGGTTACTACCGTCGGCTTGTATTGATGAGTCAAAATCTGCAGCAGCCTGACCACTACCAAAAACAATTTTAGTTAAATCTCCAAACTTTAAAAAATCATAAGTAGAATCCCATAAAACACTAGCTAAAGAAGTATCTCCGTAAAGTTTAAAGTCGTGACCTGCTTCGTTTGCCCCTATAGTAACGTTTCCGTCTATAGTAATGTTACCTGCCCCTTCTATTGCTGCAGCTACAGTTGTAGTTTGAGAAACGTTAGAGCTATTACCTAAAAATATATAACCATTATCTAAATTAGGTGTGTCGTTTGCTCTACCTATAGCTGAAACTAAAAGACCTTGGCATATAGTGCCATTTGTTTTTAATACTACACCTACATTTTGAACTTTAGAATCTTGTCCAGTTGGCTTTGATTGATTTAAACTACCATCATCTTGTACATATAGAATATCGCTGACAGACAAACCTGTAAAGCCGTGTATATTACCGTTGTAAACACCTTGAGTTATAGCGAAATTATCTTTAGTAGAAGTGGTATTCATTTCAACCTCAGCTATACCTATACAAGGCATTTTACTAGGGTCATCAGCGTCACAAATACCAACTAGTAATCTTTCGCTACCACCAATCTCACCTTTACTATATAACGGGGATCCTAAAGGTATAGTAGCGCCTTCGTTATTTCTAACTTGCAACCTAGATCTTTCACTAGGATGAATACTTTTAGTTAAAATGCCATCAGGCCCAACCATAACACTGTGCTCTTGAGTGACTTCTTCGATGTCTTCTAAGTAAACCTTATTCCTAAACCTACTTATAAAACTCCATATGTGTTGTCCTATCCACTTCATATACTATATAATTACTGGTGAGCGTAACATCTTTTATTCTTATTGGTAGTATAATTTTTACACCTTCTACCGTCGGATTTCTTAGCTCTACACCTTACCTTTTTAATACCTTTAGCTTCATCTTCTTTAGCTTTCTGCTTTTTCTTTTCTTCTCTCTTCTTTTTAGCCTTATCTTTACTCTCTTGCTTGCGCTCTTCCTTAACTTCTTTTTTAGCTTCTTCTAACTCTTGATCTTTAACACCAAGACTCCACTTATCCCAACCTAAGGCTAAGCCTACTCTCTGCCATAACTCATTGTTAGTATTAGCAGCTTCTTTTAAGTTGTTAGCCTTGTTAAGTAGTCGAGCGGCCGGAGCGTTCGTTGTAGCCTCTATTATGTTAGCAAACACATTCCACTTTGGGTTATTGATACCGTGGTCCATTTTCTTCATGACATCTTTGTTGTAGTCATAAGTCTTTATAGCACTCATTATCTTCCTAACCTTAGTACCAATAGGTGGGGATAAGTTTATTATCTCTTGCGTTATTTTAGAAAGATCTTTTCTACCGTACGGCTTTTGTCTTTCTTCGTTCCACTTCATTAATGTATTCTTAATAGTAGCAACTGCAGCACCATAAACACCAGTACCTCTAAGTAGTGTATCCATCACACCGTTAGCTACTCTAAGTTCTTTCTTCTTCTTCTCCTCTGTAGCTTTCTCATCTTCTTCATCACTACCAAACAATGTAAACATTAAAGCTGTTTGAAGTGTACCGAATATAATGTTCTGAGCTACACCATAATAAATAACTCTAGACATGTTAGCTTTAAAATCACCTCTACCGTTTACAATATCTGATAAAGCTTTTTTAGTTAACCTAGTCATCTGCATTGGAGTGTTAGCCCAAGCAAGTATAAGTCTACCTAGCGTACTGGATTGTTGTTGTGATATTAAATCAGGTCTAGAAGACTGTTGAGTTTCTTCAGCTATTTCTTGGAAATCTAAGAACGCTTGATCTTCAGCATCTTTCTGCGACTTACCTTCTTTTAAATATTTACTAACTCTATTTCTATAGTAAGTAGAACCACCCATAGATATAGCAAAGCTATCAGCAACCTGTGTAGGTGTAAAACCTAACTGTAGTAAGTACGCTATAGCAGCTTGAGCTTTATTCTTACCTTGAGCAAATGCTTCCGTAAGTTCCGATGCTGACACATCGATCTTCAACCCAGCACGCCTCTGCTTTAACATGTCTGAATTATAAATAGTAGCAAAATCTTTCCAGAACTGTTTTTGGTTAGCAAAAGCTTTAGCAGCTGCAAATATATTGTTATCCTCAAAGTTTAAAAAGTTAACTGTAGACAGTGTTTGAAGCACCGCCGACCTACTGTTAAAGAACATTACAGCTCCAACAGATCCGTTGATCCAGTTTAGAAAGTTGTTTACAGTTCTATCGTTACCAACAGGTCTATTAGTACCTGTCTCCATTCTAAATAAGATGGCTTCTAATGCATCCCTGTATTTAGAACCATATATAGACTCTATCTTATTTAAGTTCTCCTTAGAGAATACTAAATTCTTATTCTCGATCCATTCAGCTAAGTATTCAGCTCTGTTAACTTTAGTTACCACGTCAACTAAGTCAGAAGCTATAGACTGAGTAACCCAATACTCTTTAGGTTTTATATAACCATCTGGTCTTCTAGATATTCCACCTAATATAGAAGCGAACTGAGTTACACTTTCGCTACTATTGACGTAGTCAAGTAACATTTTTTTATTTTTATCAGATATTCCAGGTACTTCAAACCCAGCTTTATCCCACAAGAATACTCTTATAGCATTATCTACAGTGAACTCTGTGCCACCAACCTTATTGTTAAGTGACCGTACAACATCTGGGTAGGCTTTCTTTAGAGCGGTATACTCCTCAGTCATAGCTTGCTTTACAGAATCAAGCTGTCTTACACCCTTACTAAATGGTTTAAACAAGTTTTCACCGAACCACTTAAGATCTGCATCACCTTGCTTACCTTTACCTAAGAACTTGTACATTAAACCTTTAAAGTCCTCTGCTGAAGGTGGTATAAAGAAAGCAAACTTACCTCGCTTAGCACCTCTAAGTGTGGCTTCAACAGCGTCGAATGTGGTATCAGCATCAACGCCTTTATTACGCTCTAGCATTTCGTTAAACTCTTGGCTAGCTGTTTTACTAAACTTAATTCTAGCCTGTACAACTTTTGATTTAATATCTAAAGCATCGAGTACTTGCTTAACAGCTCTAACGTTAGGTAAGGCGTCATCTACAAAGTACATATCATTATAACCTTCAGCGTACTTCTGTAGCATCCACTCACCTTTAGCTTCACCTTGACTTTTACCCAAACCAGTTATATTTTCTAAAGGTATATTAATGCCTTTACTCTTCAACCACCCATGTATAGGTTTAGCAGCTTCTTGCATACGAGCTGTAAGTACAAACACATTATCAGGTCCGTACTTTTCAACTTGGTTTTTCATTTTCTGAAGTAGAGGTCCGTCAACCCCGCCCCTAACATTTACAAAGTCTGAAAAGTCAAACTCATAACCCGATGCCGCTAACTCTGGACCTTTTATAGGCCAATCACCACTACTTATAGTAATCTCTTCACCGGTAGAAGGATCTTTTGCTAATATAAAGTTTTCACCATCTATAATTAAAGTTTCATCGAAGTCAAACGTTGACATACCCTTAGCTTCACCAGACTTACTATACTTAATATAGTTATTTAGTATCTTATTATTTAAAAGTCTAGTATCTAAACTTGACTTTGACATTTTAACAATAGATGGTCCACCACTTTTATTTATATTTAAAGATTGTCCTATGGTTTTACCATCTAACATTATTATAGAATCAGGATCTATACCACCGTCAATCTCAGACACTATATCGTTAAAGTATCTTTGCCACCAACTATTGTGTAATACTGACCATCCTTCTGGCATACGTCTTTGTAAACCCCCTTTAGTTAATTTTACATCACTGTACTTATCTAAAGCTATGAGTTTGTAATTTTCTATAACCAAGTCATAAGCCCCTTTAAAGTTGTAACCTGAAAGAGCTGCATCCATTAAGTAAATGTAAGCTGAGGTAGCTGGCATAGCATGTTCAAACTCATATCTTAATTTAGGATTTTTAGAATATCCAATAAATTGAGCGCCTAGTTTATGCCAATGACTAGTATCACTAGCGGTTATTTTTAAATAATTACCTATGACTATCGCGGCACTTTTATCTTTAGATATAGCATCATTTATTCTAGACCATAAAGCTCTATGAATTTTAGAAACTTTATCGTTAAACTTCTTTATATTACCATTAGCTATGTTTTCCTTTATAGTAGCCTCGTTTTTAAATAAAGTACTATAAGAAGATTTAGAAAAATCTTTAACACCATCTATTGGCTTACCAAAAGCTGAGTCTGGTAAGTTTCTTAAAGCTTTCATTTGAGGTTCATAATAATCTTTATAAAGCTTTTTGTTTTTAGCACCTAAAACTTTAGAGCTAGGTGTAAACACTGTACCGTAATTACCTTTGCTATTAGGTTTCCCAAACCAAAAATCTCTAGGCATTAATGGTAGTAGGTTTTTTATAACCTCTTGAACGTAAATATTCACATCTCCTTCCGTAGACATTTTAAAAGTAGAATCTAAACTGAAGAAGTTTAAAAGCTTATCTACACCTTTAGTTTCTAACTCAAAAACCTCCCTTATATTGCTACCAATATTTTGTAAATCTAAAACACTTTGACTAAACTTAACGTTTGGGTCTCTGTTTATTTGTTTACCTATTACTGGTAGCTCATCTTTAACTTGTTGAAAACCTTGAAGCTCAAGAATCATCCTTCTTTTTTCCTGAACATCAGGCTGTTGCAATACTTCCGATGTAGCATCGAACGCAAGTTCAACACCCATCTCCATAGCTAACTTATCTTTACGGGTACCTAATGTAGAACCACTGACCTTGTAACCAAGCACTGACTCCATGTCTTTACCTCTATAAAAAGCCATCATCTTCTCTACACCTGGAAAAGGTTTTTTAGTATGCAGTTGTGGACCAGATAGCCGATTAGTATCTTTAGGTAACTTACCTTCGCTAACTAGCTTATCGACCTCAACGGGTTTTGTTATACGTCTAGACTCCGTGAATATTCTTTGTTCAGGTTTCAAGTTACGTTCCATTTGAACTAAAGTCTCAACAGGTAAGGCTTTGAATATAGCTTTAGAGTGGTTACGTAAAAATAAGTCGTAGTCAGATCTACCACCCATTAAATCTTGTATAGGTTTTTTAAGTTCAGTTCTGAAAGCTTTTTCTAAAGCTGTTCTAAACTTCTTAGACTCTACTTCAGGTAATTTAGTACCGAAAGTTTTAACAACAGCATTCTTAACCGTGTTAATCATCTTATCATCTAATCTAATCTCACGACGTAATTTTGATCTCTCTTCAACTTCTGTTTCAGATAGACCTATCTCGTCGATACGTTGCATTTCAGCGTCTGTATCAGCTTCTATTTGAATGACAGGAGCTCCTTCAGAAGTCGTAGCATCTATATCTACAGCTCTACTTTCTTCCGTAGCTTTATATTCTCTGTTATATACGTTACCAGCTTTGTTAGCTATCTGTGAATTAACCCAACCAAATAAACTATCGTTAGATTCAGGTTTGAAGTTGTTAACGTGTGAGGTAAGTTCTGCGTATACTTTTTGTATGAACTCTTGTGTATCAGAGTAGCTCATCGGTACTTTAAGCTTAGCCGCTATAAGACCATCAAACATCTTATTGTTTTGCATCTCGCTTAAAGCAAAAGCCGAGCCACCACTTTTCCAAGTTTCATTATCCCAACCCATTGGAGCACCTAAGTCGTCTACTTCAGGTTGTACATCTTTAGACATCTTAGTTACCTGCTGTGGAGATATAGCTTTATCTAATTTAGAGCTTTCTAATTTAGTTTTTATAACTCTCCTCCTAGTTAACTCACCTAGTAACCCTTTCCTATTAACGTTTTTATTATATGTTTTAATAAAATCAAATACGTCTTTACCAGTATTTAATTGCACACTTTTAAAACCCAAACCAACAAGCAAGTCTGTAAAAGATTTAGCTATTGAGCTAGACTTAGATTCATCACTTTTCACTAAACCTTTATCTACTATATCCGAAAACATATTAAAGTACTCTTCCAAGTTACCTTCTTTGATATTACCGCTACTATCCATGTAGCCATTATCCTTCATCCGTTTTTCTATCCTATCTATAGCGGATTGGTTATCAGTATCTATTAGATACTTTTTAAACGAATCAACCAGGGGACGCATAGAGGCATTGTCCGTTTTAAAATTCTTAGACATCATATAATGTAAAAGTTCATGCCCTAAAACGTTTGACTGTAGAGTCTGAGAAGCTACTCTTTCGTTTATGTATATAGTTTTAGTTTCACCATCCATGAAAACCCCATCCTTATCAGATGCGTCTACATTGGATTCTTTTAAAGCCTCTTTTACTTGCTCATCAGTACTTAAATATTTTATATTTAAATCTTTACCAAACCCTCTAATACCTTTCCTAGAGTTTATTACTTCTCTAGCCTTTAATATCCTACCTATCGAGGCTTCAAGCTCAGCATTAACAAATCCATTAGTGTCTTCGTTTAGCTTTTTGTTTAAGTTTATAATTTCTTCTTTAGCTTCATCTCTAGACTCAATACTAGCTGATCCATCAAAAGCAATATCCATTTGCTTGTTTACTTGATCTATGGTTTCAGCGTAACTTTCTAACTCTGCTTGAGTCTTGTTGTCAAAAACGGAATTCAATAAATCATTCTGTCTTTGTATTTTTTTCTTTATAGTATCAACTCTTCTTTGGTAAGCATCCTTAGTTCTATTATCAGCATTCTCTAGATTATTCTCTGCGTTTACTAAATCTTCATTTAATTTAGCTTGAGTTATTTGCCACTGCCTAGGAGCTATTAACTTATTAAGGTCAGATCTACTTATATTGTTAGCGCTTCTAGATACAGCAGCTGTTGGACCACCTAAAGTAGCACCGATCAAACCGTTATTAAGTGCACCTCTAAAAAAGTCTGTAAAGCTTTTCTCGTCCCCGTACATCAAGACATCAACACCATCCTGCATCACACTAGTCATGGCTTCTGATAAGAACTCACCACCACCACCTTGTATAAGTCCTTTAGCGAATTTCTCAGTATAGCTCCTACTAAACTCTTTCACAACCTCCTTAGTAGCGCCTGACTTGACCATTCCCGCGGCAGCTCTAAATAATTTACCACCAACTAACTCACCACCAAACTCAGCTCCAGCTTTTAGGAATGAAGCTTTTTTTATGGTGTTTAAAGTTTCTTCATTTACAGTGTCTATAGGTAGTTTTTCAACCTCGCTTTCAAACTCTTGACCGTATGAAGTTACACCTATAGTAGCAGCACCTACTACAGGGTTTATAGCCGTTATGGCTAGTGACGCTATGTTAGATACAGCTTGCTCAGCTGCTAAACCTCCAGCGTCTGAAATTCTTCCTTTTTCAATTAAATCTACAACGTTTAACTCTTCACCAGTCTCCTCGTCGTACTCTTTTCTAGCAAAACCATTCAACTCTTTTTCTAGTTGGCCAAAGTGATACAAAGCTGTAGCACTCATTGTGCTTAAGTCACCGTCGCCTTTTAAAGATTTGTTAATTATATCATCTAGAGTTTCACCCCTTAGAAGACCCTCTGTTATCTTCTCGGAATTATAAGCGGTGACACCACCCTTAGCCATACCAACAACTCTACTAGCTGCGGCTACCATCCAACTAGATAAAAACTTAGGTAAAGGTAAGGCACTCTCGTCATTCAAAACATCAAAGGCTTTATCTCTATTACGCTCATTAAACTCAGACATGTCCTTGATTTTATTCAAGTCATTACGTTTAAAAGCTTTTTCATATTTAAGCAGAGTAGAGTTATACTCTTTAGTGTCCTTCTTGTAACTTTCTAATAAGTCGTTGTAATTACCAACCAACTCATCAACCTTGAGTGGGTAAGCAATTCTTGCTTTGTTTATATTCTTTTTAATTGAAGATAATTTAAGCTCGTAATCTTTATCCTCTAGTAACTTTTTTTTACTAGTTAGTTCAAGCTCTAGTGATTCCAAAGAACCATATTCCAAATTTAAATCCGTATTGCTTCGAGACCGACTTGTCTCTTGGGACGATGCTGAAGTTTTTTGTTCTGTCGCCGCATCTATCGCAGAACTCGTTTGCTTTCCCTCTTGTATTCGATCTAGTTCTGTTTCTCTAACTTGACCTCTTACAGATTTAGTACCAGTAGTCAGTACTGCTTCAGGATATTTAATCAAAAAGTCTTCTTTTTTATTTGGTGAGACTTTAAATTTCTTACCATTAAACTCGTAAATTTCAAACATAGCTGTATCGTTAGTTACCCGTAATTAAATGTTTACTTATTTTTTTCTTTGTCTTCTCTTTTTATCAGCTGACAGTATCTCGTTATTATCTACATCTACCTTAGTGTTTTCTTCATCATAAAACTCCTCATCAACCTCACTATTATTATTACTTACAACTACTGCTGGTTTAATGTTAAACCCATTTAATTGTGCAGTTAGATCAGTGAAGTAATCGGCTAGCATGTCTTTTAGTATCTTGGGATTATCTTCCAAACTATTAACTAAATTAACTCTCTCTTCTTTACTCAACTCGTTATCCGAATTAGTATCGAATTGCTTGAGCATTTCAGGTGTTATACCTAATTGAGAATATGTTTTACCATCTGTAGCGTTTAATAAATCTTCTTTAAACGATATATCTCCAACGTGCACATCGTTCATTAATGATTTTAAATTTTTAGATCTATCTATATATTTAGAGTATGTTTTACGTACAGTGAAAGTGTCGAAACCATCTTCAGGATAATCTTCTTTAGCGACGTTAACTGCAGCATCAACAGCATCAAACACACCAGTGAAAGCAGTATCTTTTCTACCACCTTCTACTATCTTACTTAATTCGGACACAGTTCTAAACTCACGGTCAATTTCCATACCAATCCTACCATCTTTCATTTTCATGAATTTACTAGGATTACTAAAAGCTTCAGTGATCTTTATACCATCAGGACTATTAGTAAATGCTACAGACATTTCACCAGTAAGGCCAGCGTGCGCTTCTTTCAAGTTTTCAAAAGCATCGTAATCTTCGTACATCTTGTTTAGCTCTTGACGTATCATAGCCTTACCTTTATCATCAGCATCTAAATACTTTTGCTTACCCTCTTGTAAGTTGTCATATAAGGAACCTAACTCTTCACCTTCTAACTCTGAACCTTCAACTATCTGGTTAACATAAGAGTCATACTGCTCGTTAGTTTTATTTAAATCTTCTATCTCTTTATCTATTACATCTAACTCTTTTTCGTGAAGCTCTTTTGCTTTAGTAGAAATAGACTCTCCAAACTCACTTAAACCAGCGGCCAAACCGCTACCAGTAACTACAGGTGCATTTGCTCTGTAAGACCCTGAAATTAAACTTTGATCAACAGCCATATCTATTATTCTTTATTTAATAAGTCAAACTTCATCCCACCAACCGCAGAAAACGTATCTCCTAAAGCTCCAAAAGCTTGAGCACCATAGGCTGAAGCTTGATTAGCATACTGTTGTTTCTCCTGCCTAGCTCCAGCAACCTCTGCTTGAGACATACCTAATAAAGTACCTGTTTGATCTCTTTGCTGTTGTCTAGACATTAACTCACCACGTCTTTCGAGTTGCTGCAATCTAGACTCCTCAGCAAGTTCTCTACCTTGAAGCCTTGAAGCTTCTTGAGCGGCTAATCTTTGGTTAGCAGCTTCTTGCGTACCTATACTAGCTGAAGCTTGTTGAGCTCTAAGTTGACCTTGTTGAGCTAGTGCTTGAGCTAGAGAAGCTATACCGCTACCACCAGCAGCACCTCTCATACTGGATAGTACGTTAGCTTGGCTTTGAGCAAACTGCTCAGATTCAAATGTAGCTTGCTTCTGGTTTATAGTCAAGTCCTCAAATACATTTTCTGCATCAACAAATTGATTGGTCATATTGAGGAAAGGATTGGTAGTACTTATTTGCGAGTAAGCTGTTTTCAACCTATTCATCTCTTCACGTCTTTTAGCCTCTAGCTTAGCAGCAGATCGCTCTCTACGCCTAGCTCTACCTCTACCAAAAAGCCCCCCTATCATCTTAAGTCCGCCACCAACTAGTGACATAGTTATTGGATCCATATTACTTATTGTTTATTTCTTTATTATAATTACGTTATTGTATTGTTATTTACTACTTTCATTCACCTCGGAGCCTATCGAGAATAATTCTGCTTTCGATGTTTTGCTGTTAGTTAACTTTACTTCAGCGTAGTAACCTGACACCCCAGATCTATTAGCTCTAGAATCTTTTACAAAATAAATATAACTAGAAGTCCCAGGGCTAGCTACCGTGTTATCTTTATCTACTACTAAAGTGAATGTGCCGTTGGCTAATTCGTTTATCTGCTTTACAGGACCCATTTTATATGTAGTTCCTGAGTTTTTATTGAATGATCCGTCGGCGGATATTGCAGTATAAAACATTATATCCCCAACCTGTAGAGATGTATTTAATTTATTAGCGAATGTTATGGTTACGTCAGCCATTTTGTTAAGTTGTTTCTGTTAATAACGCATCCGGCCCAGCAAATGGGGCGAACCTGAATTCAAAGTAAGGGAAAAGATAATTACTTATAGTGGTATCTGTATTTGGTACCACTCCGAATCTCTGCACTGAAATACTACCCGTGAACCTAACTGACTGAGTTGTAACTTGCTCTACATTAAAGCCAGTTATATTGACTTTAAACTCACTACCGCCACCCCCTTGGTTAGCTGGTACCATTCTCTCTGGAAACTGAAAGTCCGTCTTAGATATACCAAAGCTATCGTTATCAGCTGCAACACAGGCTATACTAGTATCTATGTAACCATCAGTGCTATTAACTGCTGTTACCAATGGTGTTGTATTTAAATCTACGAAGGGTCTACTTTTTTGAAAAACCCTCCATTGACCCGATAAAGTTGTAGGTATACCCTCGGTGCTTAAGCTAACTCTATCTAAATCATTACTCAATACTGTACCAACTTTGTATCTAAGATAATGCTGTGGTTGTCTAACTATGTTTAATGCAGTAGCTGTAGTAGTATATACCACATTAAACGCAAAGTTGTAATCTTCAGGAGATAAGAACTCTACGTCTTCCACGTCTTTATTAGGCCTACCTTCTATGTATGTGTTCTGTGTACCACTAGTGAATGTTGTGTTAGGTAAGCTACTGGAAGGTTCTATGAATCTAAACCAAATTATAGGATTAGCGTATTGATTTATTACATACGTCGGCGTACTAGAAGGTATTATAGTTGATAGAGTTGTGTCTGTACCAGCAGTTAAAGTTAAATTGAAAGCATCGTTACCTAACTTAGAGTTTACAGTTACAACACTTTGTGGTAGAAAAACCTGCACGTTGCTAACGGTCTCACCGTTAACTAGGTAATTACCATCACTTAGTATTTCCCCGTTAGTTATGTTAGCTATAACAGAGCTGTCACTAACTCTAGTTATGTTTAAATTAAACTTAGAACCAACGGTACCATTAAGGGTTATAAACCTATATTCGCCTTCCTGTTTAACTTGCGAACTACCGAAGTTTATAGCTGAAATTTCTTTAGCTAAAGACGGTATAGCAGCAGTCGATGCTTCAACTTCTAAAGTTAAATTGTCAGCTTGGTTAATGTTAACTTCGTTGTAATACGAAATATTGAAGTTATACTGTGTTATTCTACCGTCGGCGTCTTTATTTGTGCTTATGAAAAGTGGTCTTACAGCTACGTTGCTACTAGCGTTCAAGCTTGGTATAGAGGTAAACTCAAAACCCTCATTAGCTTTTATTTGGTAAGAAAATATCCTTTGGTTAAAGCCAGTGTTAACAGTACCGCTAACATGCGTTAACGACGAGTCTGTAACTAGCTCAGTGTTAATTGCGATTTTCTCTATAGTACAATTAGTGGTTGTCTCTACTATATTTAAATAGAAGTCTACCTCCGACTCGTATGCAAAAGTCAAGTTAGGTACAAATAAACTAGCATTACCGGTTATACCTAAAGAAAAGTCATTGTTATCAGCCGTTACCACAAACGATGGGTCAAAGTTTACTACGACCTGTACTTCGTTATTGTTATCATAAGCTTTTAATGTGTCAGTTATTTCTATACTTGATATACCAGCTTGTAATACATCTGGTGCTTTAAAATCTTTAGCTGCAACTACATAACCAGTGTTTGGTTGTATGTATAAGGTTCTATCACTCTCATTAGTTAGCGTAGAGCTAACGTTAGAGCCAATATTCATTCTTGATGAATTTTGAGTTATAGTGTAATTAGCCATTTGTTAAAAATTAGTTATGTTAACGTTAACTTCAGTTACGCTGACGTCTTGAACTTGAGACGCAAATCCTAAGCCTTGAGTTGATACATCGCTTTGATCTATATCGCTAACATTTATAGAGCTAGAGTCAATATCGCCAACTATTTGACCGAACCATTTACCTTCTTTTTCAGCAAAGCTAATCACCTCGCCTGAAGATAAGTCCGTACTTATAAAAGCTTGCCAACCATACCCATCAGTTGGTTCACCACTCAAGTTGCTGTACAAACCATCGTTAGCTTGAACAGGGTCGCCAAACGCATCATTAACTGTTTGGTTGTTTACATTAACGACTTTACCTTCAGAACCACTATAACTTATAGTCTTAAAACTTTTAACCGTATCTGGTATATCGTTTATTAACGCAGTAAGCTCAGAAGGTTTAAAATTGTCTTTCAACTCTCTTATAGAAATGTTAGACACATTAGCGTATACAGCATGACCACTGACGCCGTATAAGTATATACTTTTCAATAAATCGTCCTTAGTATCGAAGGTGCTATAATACCTTTGCCACTGACCTGTCGTTGTTAGTTCTATATTAGAAGTATTACTGCCGCTTAAATCAACTGTTAATTTACCAGAGACTATGTAGTAATCGAAAATTATTTCATATTTAGAGTTTCTCTTAGTTTTAGCGATTAAACTTTGAGATACTCTACCTACTACCTTAGTTGTTAAACCATTTAATTCTAAAGTTGGTACATCTACATATGGGTTTTTGTTAGACCAAGTCACTTTACCAGAAGCTCCTACGCTAACATCCCAAGCTCTAAGATCAGAATTAAAAGATCCGTTTTCTATCAAGTTAGGACCTAGATTATCGTAGAAAGTATTTCTATTAACTTCATCAGAGTAATGCTCCCATACTTTGTTAGAGCTAGTTGATAGGTATTTACCAGAAACAGATACGCTAGAATCTTTAATAAAAGATTTAAAACTAACCCAACCCTTGCTAGCTTCGTTAAAAGAAACTGTAGTGGGGTTTAAGTGTGATTGACCGTCGGGTTTTATAGTTACATTATATTCACCGTTTACAATATCGAAACCACCAATAGCTTCATTAGCTGTTCTTAGGTTGTCTCTAAACCAAGTTTTCATACCAACATTAGATATAGGTGTTAAACCATCTATAGATAATCTTAATACAGCGCCTCTTTGCTTGTCTGTAAAGTAGGTTCTATACTGGTCACTAGCTAGTGATTCTGGGTTTTTAGATATACCATAATCACCTGCGTATGGAACTGCTTGACCTAGAACCCTATCAGTTGAAGTCACATTAGTGTTACCATCTGCGTTAAACAAAGCGTCCTTATTTGCTAGAACTTTAAGAACCTTATCTTCTGTAAATACATTCAAGTTAGTGTCTCTAGTCTTTAGAGCTTGTATAGATCCGTATGAAGGGTTTAAATCTTTAGTTATCTTAAAGCTCATGTTAAACTCACTAAGATCATTTACTTTAGAAGATGAGTTGTATATACCTGAGTATATCAGGCTATTTGTTTTCTTTTCCTCTGCGTAATCTAAGAAAGTAGTAGAAACTTTAAAACCACTACCTATAACTGGGGCGTTGAAGTCATCTCTAATTCTATTAGATTCAACACCATTACCAAAGCTATAGCAGTTAAACCAAGCTAAATCTACAGGGTACTTGTAAGCGTTCTTATCTAACTGTACAGCACCACCGTATTCGTAAAATGTTAGGGAGACATTATTAGCGATAGTTCTAGGTTTCTTATTTAAAGTTAAAGTACCACTAGATGGTTTAGCTGTGACATAGGTTCTAGAAAATATATCTAACCCACTCTGCACATAAGAACCCTCTGATATATCACTCCAATTTGTGACATTCGTCAAATTAAAATTAGTGCTGTCAACACTAGCGGTACTTGAAACCTTTGGACTACTAACGAAATCACCAGTACTGATGCTACCTAAATCAAGTACTTTATTTCTAGTTACGGTTCCATCATCATGTGTAATTTGTATTGCATCACCTATGTTTGGTCCATAAGACTTAAAGTCAACATTGGAGTCGTTGCTCACGATACCTATTGAACTGTCACCGAATGACGTTACAGTGTACACAGTGTTTAGAAGCCTCAAAGAATTGTCTTTATAGAAATATACCTTAGAATTTAAAGGCGCAAAATCACTTACGTTATAGCCATCTAACACCATGGGTATAGAGTTTGAAGCTTCGTAATATAAGTCAACGTCAACTAGCTCGTTAGGTTTAGTTTCCCAAACACCACCTTTGTTACTCTTAGTTGCTAAACCTAAATCTTCAGTGAAAGCTGTTGCGCTGTACACGTCTAAGCCCATCTGTTCTGTACCATCGTGAGCTATAGCTGATCTAGGGTCGAAGTCTGAAATATCTAAACCTTTGTTAGGTACGATTGTACCATTTTGATTTAGTACTTCGAAAGTTAAAGTGTAAACAACCCTAGAGCAGGTGGAATCAGCTCCGCTTAACCTATCGCAGGTTAGGCCAGTTTCTGAATCATAGTATGAAATTCTCTCTTTCCTATCAGTACTGGAAACTCTGTACTTGTATTTATTAGGGTCCTTAGTGAAAGAGAATATTGAACCTACAGATAAAAACTCTTCAACACCTTTTATATTAGCCAGCTGGCTTTGATCTGTTCTAAAAGTACTAGGAAATCCAATGTCAATCTTATTTAATGTACCATCCACTGCTCCACCCGTCGTATATATACCACCATTGTTCATTGGTGTACCTAGACTGCTAACGTGAGAAGCTCCATCTATGAATAAGTTGACTTCTTCATACTTCCGACCACTAAAGTATCTCACTCTATACTTATCCCACCACTGCCAGTAAGCCTTACTTTCATAACCGTAATCACTTAAAGCTATCTTACCAACTATATCCCAATCACCTTGCCCTATTGGGTTCGCGTGTAAGTCCCCGTCGGTGGAAGTTCCGTAAGGTGTAGAACCCCAAGCGTAAGTACCACCGTAAGCACTCCTACCGTTAACTTTATTTATATTAGTATTTATATTAGATATGCTCAATGTATACTGTTTTTCGAATACGGTATTAACTTTACCACCACCTAAAACATTGTAAGATATAGATTCACTTCTATTTATTTTGACGAAAAACCTACCATCAAACTCTGGTTTATTTTCAACCACTCTTTCTACAAGTTCGTATTTTATAGTACCGTTCACACCACTGCTTAATAATTCTTTAACCTGGTTGAAGGTTGTGTATTCGTCGAACTCATCTACAAACCTTTTGTAAAAGTTGGCCTGATCTCCGAATTGCTGCTTTATTCTTAATTGACCGTTGTTAGCGCTATCGTCAGTTGGTTGAGTGAAGTAGTTGACATCAACATAGTCAGTTGCTAAAACTCTATTAGGAACTATATTAGTTATTTCAGCTACTAACCTAACTCTAAGGTTACCTTCAGCTTGTATAGGTATACCACTAGGGTTAAAAGAGTTATAGTCAGATCTATCTACGTCTAAGTCAAAGCTAGTAGTTAATCTAGGTTGCGACCCGGTGCTGTGATCATAGTAATTATCTTCAGGTATGTTTATACTACCTAGTGTGTTGTTAGATGTTTTTATAAAATCAGGAGCCTCATTGCTGATAGATAGCACTTTATACCTAGCTTCATCAACTACAGGTTCGTCGCCACCATGAGACTTCTTCAAACTTAAGTAAGTCTCATCATCAATCTTGTTTCTGTCAGATGATAAAAACGAAAGCCATATATTGCCATCTTCAGCATTATACCATCTATCCATAACTAAGTTGTAATAATCTGAAGAGCCTTCCTTAATATAGTACTTAGCTGAAGAAATCCAATCTTCAGGTTTATTGCTGCTAGATTCTAAAGAATCCCAATTTTGAGCAACAGTTATTTTGTTTTCTGTATTTGAGTTAGATTTAGGTACGTTGATACTACCAGAACCAGTATTTAATACTACAGTATCATTATCAATAACTCTATCACCAACGGATACCACCGGTGTTTGTCTACCGTACTTATCCTCAAATGCAACGCCAACTTTGTAGCTACGCGCTGATTTAATAGACTTGTTTGGTGTGTTAACTGCAGATATAGGTATTGATTTAATTGAGTGCTCTATACTAGGCTTAAAACTTAAGTCGTAACCTTGTGTATAATTACCATACACCAACCTATTACCAATTATTTCTTGAGCTTTAGCTTGTTTAGGCACATTATCCCAGATCCTTAGAGTTTGATTCGCAGGTACCAACTCATGCATTATTTCGCTATTAACAAGTAAACTACCACTTGACCATTCAGGATCGAACCCTTTAGTTATATCTTTTACTATATAGACATTAGTAGAAGACGTATCTCTAAACAAGACTTCCACAGATGTTATATCTAATTGCGTAGCATAGTCAGTTATCCCAGATAAATGTATCTCCTTAACCTGGTTTACCATACCTTCGTTATACCCATTAACAGATTTGAAGTCAAAGTTTTTGGGTTGAAAAGCTATTTCAGACCAAGGTGACATCGGTGAATACTCACCATCATTGTATTTGTATCTATAAGCAAATCTACAAAACTTATCTTCGAATATAGAAATAGGTTCTGATATATTGGCTGACCAGTTCACGTGATTAGCCGTGATGTTAGAGTCTATAGACAGTATAGAGTAGTACACATTAGAGTCTTGGATCTCGTTAACTCTAACCTGAACTTTAACCTTGTCGGAACCATTTATATCACCCTCAATTATTAAAGCGTCTCCAACTTTTATTTTAGAGTTCAATGGTAAATTTGGTAACACACCTTGATCTCCAGCGTTATAAGTAGTTAAATTATCAGCGTCAAAGAACCCGCTGTATTGGAAAATCCAGTCTTCATAACCCAAGTCTCCAAATGTTTTTACATCAACCACTGGAGCTGTCTTAGGGTAACTTTTAATTACTGTTATATGTTTTTCTTCTAGATAAGCTTCGTCATTATTAGATAATAAACTAAAAGATGTATTATCAAATTCCCCGTACTCACCACTAACACCAGCTACGTATAACCTAGTCTCTATAACTCTACTTTCTGTAGCTACGAATTCAACTGATAAAGATCCGTCAGATGTTATTTCATCGCTAAAACCACTATCGCTAGTCCACAACTTTAAAGAATCGGAAGTTCCTATATAACCATCTGCGGTAAACTTGTAAGACTTACCTTTCTCAACCTCGACTCTATATACACCGCTTACTGCAGCGTAACTTAAAGTAGAACTTAACGTAACTCTCAATCTGTTTGACGATAAGCTTATACTGGAACCCCCACCTGTCTGTGCTATCCAACCAGTTGTGTCTGTTGAGAACTTACCGTTAGCTATCAAGTTTTTAGAAACTAAAGGTGATACTTCTGAGGCTAATCGTAAGCCTGATGATGTGTCCACATATAGTTTAGTGTGAGATCTAGTGTCAGCAGTACCAGCTATACTTCTTCTTATGTTTACCTTTTTTGGTTCAGTGTAACCATCAGTCCACATTAGTAGGTCATCAATTACATTTACACCTGTTACTAAGTTAGCCTGGTCAAAACCTAAAACCTTGTCGGCTTTAAATGTTACGTATACAGGTACAGTGGAGTAGTCATACAACGATATGTATTCGAACTCTACGTGATCCCCATTTGTAGGTGTTAAAACTTGAAAAAGCAAATAGTAATTTGATGTAGCTTTAAATACGACTTCATACACTCCGACTTGGTGAGGTATTCTTTTGTAACCAGTAGAACTACCAGTGTAAACTTTTAATTCGGTTACATTAGTAGACTCAACTATTTTGTACACTACTTTATACTCCTTATTTGTTTGTATAGAGCTAGCGGATGAAGTTTTGAACTTAGTAATACTAGATACTTTAGTTACCTCAAGATTATCTGAAGCGTTTAAAGATATTACTTGGTTCGAATCGTAGTCTTGCCAACCGGTTAAAGAGTTATCAAAAGTTGGATTAGTTAAAACTTGGCTATTAACAGCTTGCGTTTGTACTTTATCTAAGTAAACTTTATCTTCTATAACGTGAGATACTCTTGTCTTATCTTCAAGTAGGTTAGATTTAGAGTTTGTTATAAACTTAACCTCCATACCAGGTCTATAGTAGCTAGCATCATTAGCTTCAAAGTAACTGTAATTACTAGACGCGCTAAAACTACCAGGTTCAACACCAGCTTTACTAGCGGTTTGAGCTATACCAAACACATCGTTTAAGACGTTTACAGTGTTGCCAGACGAACTTTGTTGTATTATATAGTCTATGTACTTAGTTTCAGAACCTATTACGCTAGGGTCAGAGTTGTTGAACTCTTCGCTAGCAAACATGAAGTAAGCTTTATCATTTTTTTCATCAGCAACAGACCCTATACATTTAGCTTCACTAACTAACTCCGTGGTGTTCTTAAGTTTTATGTTATCTAATACTATATAAGCGTTTGAGTCTGTATTTGAAGAAGCTTTAATTTTTAACTCTCTATCAGATGTAGTTAGAGCTGAGAATGAGTGCTCGTGACTACCAACATTCTTAGGTATAGGGTTCCAAGCCTTACCATTATAAAAAGAGAAACCATCTAATGCTCCACTCGTTTCTACGACTTCGTAACTTAATGAGTAACTTTCTCCCTTAGTTATATGTTTACTTTTAGTCTTAAGCTCATTCACACCCTCTGCATATCCAGTGATTTCTTTAACAGATATGCTGTTGATAGTTATAAGTATATTGTTTGGGTCATCTTGCACAGGCTGACCGGATATAGAAAAACTAGTAGAGTTAGTGTTTTCTACTATAAAGACGTCATTGTAGTAATTACCCTTAGATAGCACTACATTGTTACCACCTAAATTAAGGACAGCTTTACCGTGGTCAATACGAACGCTTATTACTAATTCATACTTTTTATTTAGCTCAAAAACGTTGTTACGGTGTCCAACAGAGCTACCTGGCCGCGGGTTGTTTAGGGCGGAGTGCTGTAAGTAATCACTACTACTATTATATACCCACCGATGTAGGAAATAAAACTCACTAGCTGGGTTACTAGTAAAATCACCGTTAGAAAACCTCTCAGGCCCAAGAGTTCTAGTTTGAGTGGCTGAGGTTGTTATTTTAACGTTGTTGTTAGCGAATGTAGTAGAAGGACTATCAACCCACCCATCACTACCTAAAGAGAAGTCAGAATTGTATATAAAGTTTTCAGCAATATTCGTACTTCCAACCTCTATATTACCCTGTATGTTCTGTATAGTACCTGCAGCATCACCGTCAGTTGTTCTAACTTGTATGTTACTAGCATCTCTGTATTCACCATTAGGAACTAGTCTTTCGTCTAGATCCTTATTCATCCTACCTGCCGTAAAAGTATGTTTAATTTCTGCCATTATCTATTACTTTATAGGTTTACTTAGACCTTTTAACACCTGAGTAAATTCTTCTATTTTAATATTTGATAATCTTATTTTAGCTTTTCTAGCTTCCGCAAACCTTTCCTTCTTAAACCTTTGTACTATATACTCCGGTATATTAGATCTCGATGAGATAACCCCGTAAGCTATCCATTTATAAACAGCTTCTTCAGCAAACTTATGTACAACCATTTCTCCATCAGAACCTAACCCGTCACTAATGTAATCTAAAACTATAGTCTTACCAGCTAGATTAGAACCAAAATGTATAAAACCATTAGCGTTATCTATGTAAAAAGTACCATTAGCGTGTGCATGTTGAGGGTCTAAACCGTAACGACCACTCTCGTTGCTAATTATATAATTCTCGCTCTCGTAATCGTTTCCACGTAGATCTACAGGTGTGTGAGATTTGTAGTTATTCCAAGTATCTGAATTGGTTTGGTATTGTAAATCGTTATATACTGAGGTACTACCAGTGTTTATTACACTTATATTGAAATTTGTTTGAAGTGTACTGGTTGTATTAACTACATATGCCACCTCTGAATAACTATCAAGTATCTTAGTATATTCTAACGTAATAACGCTACCAGATCTGGATATTTTAAATCTATTAGACTGTTTTAATTTATTCTCTAACACTGAGGCGACAGATTCTGCACCAGCGCCGTTAACTACGTTCACAGAAAATCTAATTCCAGCATCAGTATCTGATGGTATAGTTGTGTCGTAAAAATCACTATTCTCGTTAAAGACGAAATTCAAAACACTAACACCACTACCTGTGGCGTAATTAAAGTCATTTATAGTTATTCGATCCCCATCGGTTATGTCAGACTCGCTAGGGCAGTTTATAGTTACCTTTCTAAAATTTTGTTGATTAAAATCATAAGTACCGTCACTAGTTTGCTTTATAGCAAATGGGTTTGATGTCTTATCTGTTGGGTACAAATTTCTTTCAACACCATCCCCACCACTAGTAGTAATTTTAACATAATTAATGTAGTCTTGAGGGAGTATCATCTTCAGTGTATTTGGTACCTCTACCTCTTGAGATTTCACAGACTTAAAAACGTCATAAGAAAACTCTTGTATAGCTCTCATACCATGAAACTGTACATCTGTCCTGCTAACCTTAGATATTAACTTGCTTTCACCTACGTGAGCAACCATAAAACCGTTTATTATAGAATCTAAAGAAACAAACTGGTAGTCCCCATAGTTAGAGGAGTTGCCAGAATTATAGTAATCCTTTTGACTTTGACTTAATAATGCCATAGTTAGTTATTTTTTTTAGCTTCAGTATTAGCCGCGTCTTGAGAAGCTGTACCAGTTAATAATTGGTCTTTTGTAGATATACCAGCTAGAGTTAGTATTCTCATTACTAAGTTGTTTTCTTCTGAATCATGTAAATCAAAGTCTACAGAAGTGTTTACATTGTAAAGTGCTTTACCATTAACCACTACATACCCCCAGTTAGGATTATCTGGCCTAGCTATATAGTACATTTTCACTTCTTCAGTAAAACCATTTGGTTTAACTTCTATTTCGCCACCAGCAGCTCTAATATAAATTGGTCTAGACGACTGTGGTGCTGTTAATGGATTTAACGTGGCGTAATTAAACTCACTAGAATCTAGCTCTGTTATTAATATTTCTTGACTATTACTGTTAGTGAAAGTTATTTTAGATATTATATAAGCATCGTCTGGTACAGTATACTCAGAAGTTGTTGTTGAGTCTTGTACTGAGGCTAGTTTTCTATGTATAGATATTCTTTCGTTAAGTAAGTTTATTTCATCAGATGTGTCAGTGCTATTTTTTGGTTTTAACTGAGCAGTTTTTAGATCGTGAAAATAATTATCGAATATTTCCTGCTGAGCTTGTTTAGCAAATAGATTGAACTCTTGAGGTGTTATATAACCCCTCTGTTCTTTATTAGCTAAAGCTAAAACTTTTTGGTAAACAGTGTCTACGCTAATTTTTCTATAAGCCATATTTGTTAGTTATAGTAGTTACTTTTTGTCAATAATATAGTCACATAGTAAAGCGATATATTACTACTAATAAGAAAAGCCACCCGTCGTGGATGGCTTTAATTTAGTGTGTTTTTTTATTTATTTTTTAAGCGTTCGTTTTCTTTAGATAAGAACTCTACTTTCACTTTTAGAGCTTCAACCTCACCAGTAAGCATTAACACTCTATCCCTAAGTTCGTCTTTTTCATCAGATGATCTAGCTAACATAGCTTCCAGGTTGCATACTCTATTTTTTAAATCATCTCGATACTGCATGCCATCATCGTTTTTAGTAGCTTCATTCCTCTCTTGAGATCTCATTTTCATTCTAGCTTCTAGAAACTTCCATATACTAGCTGAACCTAGAACACCAATTATAGTTATTAATATTTGAACGTAATCATCCATCACAAACCTTTTTCTATCTTCTCGTTAAATACTCTAATTGTATTCCAGAAAGTTAATACACATACAATAAGCCAAGTTACATTAGAGCTACCTAAGCAGTCATCCATGTACAAGTTAACCAATACAGCCACGCTTAGTAACGACGCTGCTTGAACGGCTATCAACCTGTAATTTAAACTATCACTCCACAACACGGCCCATACTTGAAATACCCCACACATTAATGAAAGCATTATCAAAACAGCACTAGGTTCTTCAAACTCCCTAATAATCAAGCAAGGTAAAGCTACAAGGTTGAATACAGCTATAGTAATTTCGCTGGGTTCGCTATCGCTATACCAAAATAAGTTCTTAAGTTTCGATAAACCTTTAATCATGCTAATTTAATTAATTAAACTAAATCTTGTGTATTGTCAGCTACCAACTGAGATACTTCATTGCTAGTTAAAACGGCATTGTTTGGGAATGATAATCCTTCACCTAAGTTAAGTAGATAAGATACTTCACCATCTAACCAGCTGGCTGTCATTTCAACTATATAGTACTGAGATCCTTCGACCTCTATGTTTACAGCTGTACCGTATAGAAATTTATTGTCTTCAGCCATTTCTGCATACGTAGTAGGAAGGAGTTGAACTAAACTCCCATCTTCTTCATCGTATTCCGGCCTTCTATATCTACTAAAAATATCTGGTAGATTAGAGTTGTATGTTTCTTCGTTTAAACAAATGTATATATTTCCTATCATTTTCTTAGTTGTTATGTCCAGACTTGGTTGCGTTATAGTTTTGCTCTACTTCGTCAGATGTTAATGGTCTATCGTATATTTGCACGTCATCTATTAAACCTTTGTAGTGTCTAGATGAGGTAGTATCAACACCTATGTTCATGACTTGATTTTTGGTTACATTGATAGTGTTTATAGTGCTAGTGTTGTCAGCCGTATCTATATATGTAGTTAATGAATTACCCTCCCTTGATACGACTATATGATACCATTGCCCCTCTACCAACTGAGAGCCTATATATATTGTTTCTAAAAAAGTACTATCACTTAATCTTATAGCAAAATTGGTTGAGTCTGAGCCTAAATTAAATCCACCTCTGCTCGAAACACTAGAACTCATATTACCATTACTTATTATTACATTCCAACCACTACCTGTGTCTACAAACTTATATTGTGCCCAACAAGACAATGTAAAATCTCCAGTACCAAAATCAAAGTCTGTGTTATGCTCAACCTCTGCATACCCAGTTCCATCTAAATTTAAAGCACTACCTCTTGTTTCAACATCATTACCCAAAATATCTTTACCTATTATAGGTAGGGTTTCTTGAGCTACAGCTCCATAAGTAGGGAAGTAACGTGTTAAAGTACCCTCTTGTAACTGTGCACCGTAGATTAAAACCTCTGTAAGCGTTGAACTACCTCTAAAGTCTATTGCATAAAAACTATTTGGATCACCACCATCATCAGAACTAACGTCGAATCTCTGCCACTCGTTAGTAATAGTTTGAATAGAGTTCGAGCTATTAAACCTAGATAATAAACTTAAAGTACCAGAACCAGACACTGTTTTAGCCCATATAGACCTACTGTAATTTTGTATACCAGAGTTGAAGTCGTGCAATAAGTTAGCGTAAGTTTCATTAGCGGTAACTTTATAAGCTGAGTTTCCACCATTAGGATCAGTGTAACCACTTTCTATAGTTAAATTTTGCCGACCATCCCAATAACTGTTATTGAAATCTTCACTGTATAGTATTAAATTCCTAGTTACTTTATTACCTGTAAACTGCTCTACATCAGGGGTTTTTATTAACGTAGAGTTTGTTACTGGTAAACCGTCTGTTTTTCTAAATGCACTTAATGAATCCCCTACGTTTACCTCTTCTTGTGCACCCCAAAGTATAACCTCCGTAAGTGTGCTTGAGCCTCTGAAATCAACGGCATAAAAGATTCCTGCATTAGCCGAGGCAGAGCTAATGCTAAATCTCTGCCACTCATTTGTAACTGTAATCAATGAATTACTATTAGTATTATAATTCATTAAATGAACATTACCAGTACCAGAAACTGTTTTTGCATAAATACTTCTAACGACTCCGATATTGGGTGTAACAGTTAGGTCATATACTGCACCAAATCCTAGCGCTCCATCTCTTGTAAGTTTCCAAGCAGTCATAGTACCATCTGGCGCTTCGTACCCTTCATCAAGAATAACATAAGCAGAAGTCCAAGGCGATGCTTGAAAATCATTAGAATAAGTAAGTACATTACTCCCCTTACTCCAGTTCATCATACCCAACTGTGGGATTCTCTCTTGAGAATGCTCCCAATCAGCACCTAAAAGAGTACCATCAACATTAGTATCGTCGTCGTAAGAATCACCATCTATGTTGAATACTTCTTTTACTGAGATGTTGTCTATTGATATATCTGTTGCACCACTTCTTCTTTTTATAGCTATTGTAGTGCTTGTAGCAGTAAAATATATTGTATGTTTACCGATAGATGTAAATGTGTGCAAAATTGCACTTGTTAAACCACCACTAACTAAAGATAAACCTTGACCTAAAGTTTCTATACTTGTTATTTCAAAGCTAAATTTATATGATTTTCCAGATGTTGTTACAGAAGATTGCACAATACCAGCTAAATCTCCAGTTGTAGATATATTAGCAATTCCGTTTAAAATTGTAGCATTTGTTTTACTCCAATCGCTATCGGTAGCAAAATCGCCATTAACAACTTCCTCTGCTCCAATCAAAGGTGCAGAGTCGTGAATTACAGATCCAGAACCTTCGCTTAAATGCCACCAAGCTTTTAAGTTTCTTAAATTAACGTCACTAGATACGTTATCTGTAACTAAGTTTTGGGGGTTTTTATAATCATAAGTAACGTCACTTTCACTCCATACTTTATTATATATCTGAAAGTCTGATAAGCTACCGTCGATAACATTAGCACCCGAGCCGCCGTGCCCTTGACCTATGTAAGCCGCGCTTACGTTGTCTATATTAAGGTTGGTAACAGATGTCTGAGTACTACCTAACTGAACACCATTTTTGTATATTTTTAAATTTTTGCTAGAATCTATAGTAACAACAACCCTTTGCCATTCGTTCAAACTAACGACATAATCATCGCTACTCGTCCAATTACCACCGGTTCCACCTGTTTGAGTAAAGACTCTAAACCTATCACTTCTATTACCTATAACAAACCTACCATCACCAGATTCAGCTAAGTCTATTATATACGCGAGGTCTGTAGCTGCTTGAGGTTTATACCAAAAAGCAAACGTACCCTCTGACCCAGACATACTAAAGTTAGATATATCAATACCGTCATTAGCACCATCAAAAACTAAAGCCTTACCAGTCTTTAAAATAGCATTGTTATCGTTGCCAGATATGTCTGGTGTTTCTTGTGCGTATTCTTCAACTGATACGTTATCAAAGTAAGTTGTACCTAAAGTAGATGATTGACATTTTAACTGAACCTGTGTAGTAGTTGCTGCTGCTACAAATGAAAGTGATATTTGTTCAGTTCCAGAACTAACAGTTTGCCCTATATTTCCCGCTGACGGAGATGAATAAATCTCAAATCTAGCAATTGTTGTTCCAGCAGTAACTTTAGCAGATAAAACATATCTTTTGCCTACAACCGTTGTTATATTTTGTACAGACTTACCATACCCTACGGTTGATGTAACTTCTAACTCACCACCCACAACAGTAATGGTTGCATTTTGACCAACCCAACCAGTAGTACCGTCTGAAAAATCCCCATTAACAACTAAGTTTTCCCCCAAAGGCTCTGCACTAGTAAAAGGTAGCCGCATTTTCAATCCATCAGTTACGATCCTTTTTATAAAAGATCCAACCCTGCTAGATATTAATGTTATAGTATTTAAACCTAACATAACCTATGCTATATAAGCTAATACCTTACCAGAAGAAATACTTACAGATGTGAATCTACCAACGATAGTCATACCAGCTGGTAAATCTACGTTAGTTAAATTATCACCATTAGAAGCTACCACAGTAACGGTAGCATCAGCTATGACTTGTACCGCATTGAAATTACCACTAACATTACCACTAGCTAAATACTCAAAACCTTTCTGCCCGAAAGCTGCTTGCTGGTAGTTACCAGGATTTGCTAAATTTGAATAACCCATTTTTGTATATTTTTAAAATTATTAAAACCCAATTAGTTGGGGAAAAAGGAAACAAGTCCTCACCTTAAACTATTACATATTAACCACTACAATTAAAAATAGCCACCCAAAAACTGAGTGGCTATAATTATATATGAATTAAGTTTTACTACTTAAATCTTTTCTCTATAGATTTTAAAACCTCCATACCTTCGTCGGTTTTAAACCAAGCAGCTAGTGCTGAGTATGGGTGTTCATCAAAGGGAACTGTCATTAACTTTCTATCATTAGAGCCCCAAGTGAAAGCTCTATTATCTGCTGATAGTTTAATCAAACCAGATTCAGTTGCTTTTATACCTAAGTTTCTAAGATGAATATTATCATCATCCATTAAGTCTAAGAACAGTTGAGGGTTTTCATTAGCGAAAACAAGTAAATCTCTTTTAACTTCCTTAGAACTCATCTTACTAACCTCCGATCCGATCTCAGCTCTCATAATAGCTTCAGCTACGTCTATATCAGCATTGGATGCTGCATTCATGGCTTTCAATTGTAATTCTAAATCATCAACCTGCTCTATAGCCTCCTCGTACGGTTTATACTCTTCGAATACTTTACCTATAAGAGGGTGATACAATGACAATAACTTTTGTAATATTACTTTGTTTTTTGGAACTTTTAAAACTCCATCTCTGAACACTATATGCTCGGGTCTTTTAACACCTTGCATTTCGTCCACAAATACAGTTCTCTGGTTAGAGGTTAACATTAATTCTCTTTCGTAACCTTTCTCTTCGTCAAACCAGTATATACCAGTACCTTTTATGATTCTAGCCACTGGAGTAGCTCCTTTTAAAAAGTACGTTCTATCTTTTACTTCCCACTTCTTAGTAGGAGTCTCGACCGGTTGGTCAACTACAGTTGTTACTAAATCTACTTCAGATTCAGCAGCAACTTTTTTTACATTTTTCTTAGCCATAATATATAATAAAATTAATTAAAGAAGTCGGGGGACGAATCCCCCAACATCTAAAAAATACAAAGTAATTATCCTACTAAAGTACAGAAGTTATTAGCACCTTGAACAACTAAACATCGCTCAGATAAGAAGTGCATTTCCATAGCATCTAGTGCAGAAGTAGCAGCTCCAACAGAACCAGTAGTCCAAGTCTTGAAGCGACGATCTTCGATACCAGCAGCTCTGTAACGAACGTGTAAGAATGGTCGTTTTAGGTTTTTACCTAGACCTTGGTCGTATACAGTAGATACACCGGCAGGTACAAAAACACCTTTTTTAACATCGTGAGTAGAGTCACCAACAATTTGACCTCTAGTTGTAGCATCGTTTAGATACTTCCAGTCAGTTTTGTAGAAGTCGTAAGAACCTCGACGGAAACCAGAGAAACCTAAGTTTAATGCCATATCAGCATCGTTGTCAAACACACCGTAAGAAGAACCTGCAGATCCGAAGTTATTCATACCAGCTAGCATATCATCAACAGCTAAAGCAGTACCTCTATCTAAGAACATCATGTATTCTTCGATAGCACCTTGCTTATCAAACTCTTTAAGTATAGCGTCGAAGTCAGTGTTTAAGTCTAGAGTGTTATCTGTTGCTGTTTCAGCTACAATACCTCTACCTTCAATAGCAGACCAAAGACCTTCAGATCCTTTAACACCAGAGTCATAAGCAGTAACACCAGTACCACCATCAACTTTAACGGATTCAATCAAAGACATTTCACAGTAGTCAGAGAATCTAGTTCTAGTATCACCAGCACCTTTTAGGTACCACAGGTAACCAGATTGACCATCTTCACCTGAAACTTCAACCCAACCGATTTGAGCCGCATCAGAACCAGATACCTCATACTTATCTTTCAAGATCATCATGTTGTTTGAAAGAGAGTTAAAAGAAGGCTCTAATGCTTCGGATTTAGCACCAGCACCTTTAGCGTGCTCAGATCCGTAAACAAACCCAACAACAGCACCATTTACAAACGTGATAGCAGTACCACCAGATGTGTTTACAGCAGCTTGAGTATAAGGTTTAACTGTGAAAGTAGTAGTACTAGGTACATCTGTTACTAAGCAGTTTAAAGAACCTTTAGCAGGTTGATTAATTAAAATAGTGTCATTAAGTCTAACACCGTGAGGAGCAGCGGTAGTCACAATACCTGTTGATGCTACGATATTACCAGAGCAAGATGTATGAAGTCGACCTTGTTCAGACCAAACTACTTGGTCAGAAGCACTAGCTTCTTCAGCTCCAACTTTTTCTAAAAAGCCAGATAAAGATCGATTACCGAAAATTTCAGCTTCCTTCTCAAGAAGTTCCGGTACGTATTGTTGCGCCCAACCCTCACCAACGGTTGAGGCTAGGTCTAAATAAGTTCCTGCAGTTGTTTGCTTTACAGGAGATGGCGTTAAACCGCCAACAGAAGTTACAATTCCCATTTTTTAATTTTTTTGAGATTAACGTTTACTTTTAATTTTAAATTTGAAGTCATTAGCAGAATCACCTAAAACTTTAAACTTAACCCCACCCACCTGCGTCTCGCCGTGGGTTTGCCTAGCTTCAGTGTTAATGTTTTTACTCTGTGCTACAGATTGTTTGATTGCATCCGCTTTCCCTTGCTCGTAAAAATGTTGAGCTAAAGCGTCAGCATTCATAGCTGCGTACAAAGATTTGTGATAACCTACAGCGTCTTTAATGTTATTATCTTCACCAACAAACTTGTTGACGAAATTGCTTAAATCGCTTTGGTTAGCTTTAACCTCACTCTTATTCTTAACGTTATACCTAAACTTTTTATCACTGACATTAAATTCGAAACCTTCGAACTCATCACTGAAGACAGTATCGGTTTTACGTAAAAATTCTTTTTTGCTAGATTCAGTAAGTTTGTTTTGATCTAAAGAATCTTGCTTGTATTTACTGTAAAAATCTACAGCTTCTTTTTGCTCGCTAGTTAAATTACTACTAGCCTTTATTTCATTATAGTACTTATCCTTTTGAGAGCTCAAGTACTCCCTAGCTTTAGCGGCTTCTTCTTTTAAAGCTATTTTCTTTTTCTTTATATCTTTGTCAGTATCTACCTCCTCATCAAAACTAAAAGTTTCCTCTAATAAGAAACCTCTCTCTTCAGAAGATAAGTGAGGTTTAGTTTGTTTGTAATACTCATCCAACACATCTGTGGTATCAAGCTTAGATACATCGGTATTGAGCCTAACGTAGTCATTTATATCACCACCAGTCTCTTGCATAAACTTTAAAAGTTTATCAACTGACTCCGGTACTTCTACTTTACCTTCATCAACTTGTATTGGCTTCTCTTCAACAACTACCTGTGTTTCATCATCCATGACTTTAACGTCTGGTTGGTTTAATTCGGTCGTAGTATCCGTTACTTCTTCTATAGTAGGTTGGTCAACTTCTTGAGTATCAACATCATTGTTAGGCTCTGGATTTACTTGATCAACATCTTCAATGTTCTCAACTGGTTCATTGGTAGCTTCACCTACATCTACAGTGACCTGTTCTTCAGGTTTAGCATTTAAGCTAACCTTGTAATCTGCTTCATTTTCCATAATATGATTTTATAAAATATTAAAAAGAGTAATTACTATCCTTTATACTTGTCCAAGCCTACTCCTCCCGTAACTATATCATTACCTGATGATTCGAACTTTTTAACTTTTTCACCTTCTTTTTGTGAAGACTGTAATTTAGAGTTTAACTCAAATTCAAGTTCCATTAATTGCTTCTTGATTTGAGCTTCTTGTTTTAAGTACTCTATTTTAAACTGATTCTTCTGCTGTTCTAACTGGGCTTCAGTTTGAGCTTTAGCTTGATCTTTCTGTATTTCAGTCTGAGCAGCTTGCTGTTGAGCTTGAGCGTTAGCTTGAGATTGAGCTTGTATATTCTGTTGTTGTATAGCTTGATCTCTCTCTTGTTTTCTCTTACGTTTTACTTTAAGTAACTGATTAGCAAGCTTTATGTTTCTAACATCTCTTAAATCTATAGCATCATCTAAGTCTATCAACTGTTGACTTAATGCTATTTGTATGTTATTCTCTAGCATTTGCTTTTCTTCATCATCTGGCATAAGCTCTATGAATATACCAAAATCACAAAGATGTAGTTCCTTAATCTCGTTTAAAGTAGCTACGTTATGAGAACCTATAGCTCTAATGAAGGAGTCTTTAGTAGGAGAGTACTCTAACATGTCTGATATTCTAAGTGATAATGCTTCAGCATTCTCAGCCGTTAAATATAACATCGACTGCAATATGTGACGCGTTGCCGTGTTAGAATTAGCTGCCGCCATCTTCTGTATTCCAACTAAAGCATTTTTATCAGGAGTACTACCATCTCTGGCCTCGTTTAATCCAGTTACATCTCGTATCATTTGTAGGTAGTAATTGTAAGTGGTAATTAAACTTTGTATCTTATTACCTCCGCTACCATTTTGTATTTGTTGAATAGGTACTTTACCTGGATTCATATCACCTTCGGAAGTAAAAGATCTACCTATAACACTACCAGTTTGGAAGAACATATTTAAAGCTTCCTGTGGGTTATAATTAGTACCGTTACCTAAATCAACTTCGGCTAAACCATCAGCATCCAAATACACTCCGTCTGGTACCATTCTATTTAATACTTGCTGCAGTTTTAAGTGAGTTATCTGAATCATATCAGCAAACCCAGTTATTCTACCAACCATAGACTGTATTCTACCTTCATACATTCTAGGTGCTACTATACTGTAATTCATTTTAACTTTACCTAAGTCAGACTTGCTGCGTAGCATATTCTCCGCTATTTGCCACCTAAGTAACTTGTCAGTACCAAGCACTAAAACACCTTCGTACAAACACTCTTGTACTTTATCCAATCTACTAAACTCACCAGCTAACTCTGACGGGGGATTGAACGTGTCGTTCTTCCTTATCACTTTATCAGCACCTGTACCAGTCTTTTTTAGCTTGTAAACTTCGTTCTTATGTGTTTTGTAATTAAAGTATAGTATATGAACCTTGTTTACGTCAGCGCTACTTCTAGGGTTAGCTATGTTGTTAGAGTTCTCTGTTATATATTCTATGTCACTTTCAGTTAACTCTGGGAAGTCTTTAACTAATTCATTTATAGGTATTTCTTTAACCTCTCCAACATAGTATATATCATCGAAGTAAGGAGACTCTGTGTAAGAGTAAACTAAGTTAGCTGGGTCTACGTATTTCACTTGAGCACCATCCGATAGGTTAAACTCCGTCTTAGTGGCACCTATACCTATAGTTACTAAATCATTTAATACTCTACGTTTAGATAACTCATAGTCAGAGTTTTCAAATAAAGTGTTTATGGCTTGCTCTTCAGCTATCTCAACTGCTTGCTTATAGTTAAGTTGCATGTGCAAAGATAGTTCTTCTTCAGAATCCGGTAAAGTTTCTTTATCATTCTCGTATAAATTAACGCCAAATCCTTGCTCGACTATGTTATTGTAATCTTTAGCTTGAAGATCTCTAAGTATAGATTCCATATACTCAGTTCTTTTACTTATACCATATCTATCTTGAGAAAAAGCATTAACCTCGTAACTTCTTTGAGACATACCATTAACCACTATGTCTACAAATTTAGACACTATGGGAACTGGCTTCCAATCTAAGTTTAAGTAAGAGAGATCTCCGTTTATTGATAATTCGTTTTTATATTTTTCTACAGGTTGCTCACCTCTTGCATACAACCTATGTTTGTGAAACGTATTTAAGTTGTTTGAATATTTTGAGTTGTTACCATTAAACCATTCACTCTGAATAGCTCTACCCACCTTAAGCCCATACTCAGGTGTCATTTTCTCTAAATCACTAACCGCTTGTGACGGAAAGTTTACAACAGACTCTGTCATATTTTATCTATTAATTATTCTTGAATTAGAACCATCATTATTGTACTTTGATACCATAATATTTAAAGACTCCCTCTTTCTCTGAGGATTAGGTGCGTACATCTGCCTATTGCAAGCCATAATTGCTAAACCTGAGCTAATAGAAGCATCAAACTTAGTTCTATTATTTATATTAAATTTTGCCCAATCATTGAGCGTTGTGTTAAAGTACATATCACCATAAGTGCCTTCTGATGTCATACCAACGTGATCATTTATATACATCTCTATAGCAGCTGCGTGAGCTTGCTTTATATCTTCACTAGAGTTAGGTATACCGCCTACTTCCTTTTCAGCTACTGATAGCTTATTCCAGACCTTATCAGGTCTATTCATGCTAAAACCTCTGTAACCTCTTCTACGTAAGTAGTATAGCAACCTAGGTTTATTATTCTCCGCTAGTATTGGCATACCGTAAAATACCAAAGCCATTAAAACGTCTTCGAAAAATATCTCAGCAGTTTGTGGTCTAGCTAAATACTCTAAGAAAAAAGTATTAGCTGGAGCGTCTTCCATTGAGAACTTGGTTAAACCGTGTAAAGCTCCTTTAGATCCTTTATTATCCACAGTACCAGATATATCATACGAGTCACAACCAAAAGCTCCCATATGTTCATTACCCGGGTACCTTATACCGTTTTTAATTACAACACTATTCTGAAGACTGACATTAGGTACCCAACTTACTTCGAACCTACCGTTTGGGTCTGGATTAAAAACAACCTCAGTGTCTTTGACACCGCCTTCCCACTGGAAGTTACCCCTGTTGGTTACTGATGAACTTCTATTTCCTTCGTTGTAATCTATCTGCTCATATATCTTTATTAGATTAAATAAGCTTTGTTTCGTTTCATCTCTGAAAGCATGTTCTTCAGTACGGGGAAATTGTCTATAAAATTCATTGAGCGCGTCCTGGTCATCTCTAAGACCTTCTGCTTCGTTCTCCCAGTTGTCCACTACTCCGTATTCTATAATATCCCCGTGAGGGTCTAATACTTCTTCGGTTGGAGTGTTGAAGACAGGTTGACCATACTCGTCAATAAAGCCTTCGTAGTTCCACTCCATTGGCACAAATAGTGAATACAAGCCAGATTTAGTTTGACCGTTTTTATTTCTACTACCTACATCAGAGTTCTTATATAAGTCTTTAAAGTTTTGACCACCTTTATCTAAAGCATTAGAGGTGGAACCCATCATGCACTTACCAATAATCCTACTACCTAAACGTAAGCAAGTTTTAGTTACCCGCCAGTTATTCCTAATATTATCTGGTTTCTCCCACTTACCACTTTCATCATGAACTAGTAATGCTAATTTTTCACCATCATAACTGTTATCACCAGTGTTCTTCCAGTCAATGGTAGTATCGAGACCTTCCAAGTCATCCATCTCCTCTTTCTGCTTCATCTTCTTTCTGGTGAACTTCTTAGCCGGAACTCTGTAAGCTAGCTCTGACTTAGGTCTATCCATACCATCTTGTATAGGCTTGAAAAAGAAGGGGTAATTAAAGCTAATGGGTACTACTTTATCAGTAAACATTTTCTTAGCATCCCCACCAGATTTAGATAATATCCCAAATCTACTATCACTTGCTAGAGTAGCTAAGTTAACGGTTTCAGCCGAACTCATAAACGAAAAACCAGATCTACGGTTCTTTAAATAGCACATACCATAACATCTCTTATCTGCTTTGCAAGCTTCCCAGAATATGAAAAATAACCTATTGGCTTCGCGGAAGTCTGGAGCGCCTACATCTATCTTACTCCACTGCAGATACATATAATAGGAACCGGTTATATAAGTTGGTACACCTTTATTCATGAACCAAAAACCTTCATCCCTACGCTTAAACTCTTGATCTATGTACGGGTAATGAGTTTCTTTAAATTCCTCAGGATACTCTTGCCAATCGAAGACTGTTTGTATTTTTTTAAAGTCTGGATTTTCATCAAACCTTTTCCATTTTTGATCTTTAATTTTACCAGCACTATAAATAGATTTAGGTGTTAGAGGTAGAGCTATTTTCAAGCCCTGAATCTCCAACACCTCACCAATTTGTCCAGTTCTAGATATTACTACAACATCATTCTCTTTATTATAACCATACTCCCAAGACTTAGATTTATTAAGTCTATTTAAAGTATTAACCTTTATAGGTTCGACTGTTTTAACTAAGCTTTGCTTGTACATCATTTAGACCTCCCTTCAGCGAAACCCTTAAAGCTAGATTTAGCCTCTGAAGTTTCTTTGCCAGTTAGTAGATCTTCTTCTTCTTGTATTCTGTTTAGTATTTCGAAAGCATCGAATATAGCTAACTTTTTAGTAGCAGCGGCGTTCTTCAATCTGTCAGCAGAAATATCGTCGTCTGAATCCACAATAGCTTCTTTAGCAACCTTGATTAATTCCTCAACAGCTTTATGCCCAGCTTGGATTATATTCTTCTTCGTCTCCTTTATATTCATATTCGATATTAATATATTTATTCATAACTCTATAAAGCCTATGACCTTCAATTAAAAACTCAAACTCATCACCAGGTGAGAACCCAACTAACTGAGTTGGTAAGAAGGTGCCATCCGAGTACTTAACTACTCCAACTAATGGTCTTTCTATATCTGAAGATAGATTATCTACGCTCTTTACTGGTTTGACAAAAGTATAACCAGGTAAACAATTCCAACAACCATTCCTCTTGTACATATATATTTGGTCGGGTGATACTAAATACTCATCCTCACTCAAGAAACCTCTACCGTTCTTTTCAACGGCTTTCATATTATGCCACCTTCTAAAAACGTTGTGATGAATAACAATAATATCACCAACCGCTAGATTGTTAGGGTTATGCATCGGTATAGAGGTAACTAGAGCTTCGTTATTTATGTATTGGTGATTGAAAACTTCGGTATTTAATATCAATTGTTTTTCACCTATCTTTTTAGAATTGTTATATCTACTACCTAAAGGTTGGACTATGCAATCTAAAACAGGTCTCATTAATACTCTAAATTATATTCTACAGATATAGCCATGTTCTTGTTGAAATCCTTCCACGGTATAGTGACGTCACCTTTAGATATGTATATAGAGTACTTATCTTCTTCTTCTAGAATGTCACATATGGTATGACCACCATAAACGTTCTGCCCTACAGCATAGTGCATTGAATCGCTTTTATAGTCCTTACCTATAGTTATTTTTCTTATAACACTACTATTCATCGTTAGAAGTATTTAATTCACCAGTCTGTAAGTTCACATCAAAAGTACCATACTCTTCAACTAACATATCTTGTAACGCTTTCACACCGTCTTGAACTGAAGATAATTTATGTAAGTATGAATGTTTTTGAGCTTCTATTTTACCTATTTCAAATTGAATACTATTTAAAGTATTAACTGCTTGTTTAAGCTGATTCAAATGTTCTTCTGAAACCTTATCTACTTTAGGTTTTAAATCTACTACTTTACTTTTCTTTGCCATTTTATTTTATTTAATTGTTATTTTTCTTTGTTGATCCACCGAAGAAGAAGTCTACGATGGTATTTACTTTTGCACTCATAGCGCCAAACACGGTACTAATGAAACCTATTTCATAGTCACTAAGCTCTAATGTATTAAGAACGAAGTACTTGAACATAGTATAAGTTAAACCGAAGTAAGCTACAGTGAATAAAGTAGCTAATATCTTCTGAATAATAGCGTCGTCCTTATACAAATCTCTAGCATCCTTTCTGTCCTCGACTTCTTTGTTGAACGCTTCACGCTCAGCTTCGAGTAGAATTTGCTTAAGCTTAAACTTAGCTTCGTCACGTTCTTTATCTGTAGTAATAACCTTGTCGAGGATCTCATCCGCATTGTCTACTATTTTTCCAAATAAACCTCCTAATAAATTTCCAATCATATCTTATCTTTCTGAATCTTTAATCATGTCATCAATAGACTTATTCATGACTTTATCTGTGTAACTTTTGTTTTTATAAAATACATTACTAGACTTCATAGGTATATCTTCTTCACCTAGTAGTATTTTGTATATTTTATTTATAAGTAGATTACATTTAAACGATGTTTTGAATATAGAGTATTTTATCGTAGTTCTATTTCTATGCCTCCATACATCTATCCAACCTTCTTTACGTAATCTATCCCACCTAGTCTTATCCCAAGAGTATATATAAGTACCATTTATAAATTCATCTCTAGTAAATCTTTCCAAGCAGTTTAAATATATTAGTAATTCTAACTCAGCGTCGGTTATACCGTTCTGCTTGCAAGCCCATTTCCTAACTAACCTATAATACTTAAATAGCTGAGCATCTTTAATGTCTTCTACTCTCACTCTACTAATACTATGTCTCTAAGTTTTATAACTCTATAAATAGATTCTTCGTATGTAACGTCGTGACCAGCGTGCTTATCGTACATTACCATACTACCTTCTTTAATTATGTCCGCTAAGTTTCCTACTGATATTACTTTAGCTTTCTTATACCTGTTGTCAGAGTCCGTAGTGTCAGTGAGTAGTAACCCACCGACTTTTTTAGGACCTTCTTTTATCTGATCAACTACTACATAATCATTAATTGCTTTCATTAGCTCTAACATTTGAGATTACACAATCAGCTGACATAACGGTAAGTGCTACACTCACGGCATTTTTCAATGCTGTTTTAGTAACTAGTACAGGATCTATAATTCCTGCATTAATCATATCAACTTGATCCCCTGTTACTACATCTAAACCAATTCCTAACTCCTCTGGGTCAGCTTTAAGTTCAAACCCTGCGTTATCTAATATAGTTTCAAAAGGAGACCTTAGAGCTGATAGAAGAACTTGTCCACCTTGGGTGGAAAAAATTTTTTGAGAAGCATTGAGTAGTGCCACACCACCACCAGCTACTATACCTTCTTGCAGAGCTGCTTTAGTAGCGTAGATAGCATCTTCAACTCTATCCTTCTTCTCTCTCAACTCTACCTTAGAGTTTGCTCCAACTTTAACTATACCAACGCTACCAGATAGAGTAGCTAACCTTTGCTCGAGTTTCTTTTTAATAAACCCGTTTTGCTCTTCTACGATCTTAGTGTTAAGCTCATCAATACGATCTTCTAGCTCTTGAGTCATGCCTTCTAGAGTGATAACCGTATTCTTATCGTTTGTAACCGAAAACTCAGCCTCACCTAGACTATCAGGTGTGATTAAATCTAAATCATCACCTAATTCTTCGTTAATGACAGTAGAACCAGTTAGTATAGACAAATCCTCTATAGCGTCTTTACGCGTAGGCCCAAAACCAGGTGGGTCGACGATATTAACTTTTATATTACCTTTAACCTTATTCATTAACAGTGCCGATTTTACTTGCTGTGACACTGGTGCTACGATAAGTAAAGCTCGGTTAGCCTTAATAACATGTTCTAATACTCCTTGAATTTTTCTAATGTTAGGTATTTCAGATATAACTGTAAGTACGTATGGATTATCCAACTCAGCAGTGTGCTTATCAGTGTTAGTGATAAAATGTGGTGATGTGATACCAGAGTCAAACTGAGCACCATCAACAACCTCAACGTAAGTATCTTCAGATTCACTCTCCTCCATCAATACCACTCCGTGTTTGCCAACAGTTTCGTAAGCTTCGGCTATAATACCACCTAACTCTTGATCGTTGTTGCAAGAAATGGAGGCTACAGCCTTAAGCATATCTCCTTTAACTTCAACAGCTGAGTCAGTTAGAGTACTTAGAACTTCTTCTAGACATGTGTTAACTTCATCTTTAATTTGTCTGATTGATAACCCTGCAGCGACGGCAGAGTCAATAGATTCTATAAGAGCTTCAGCTAGTACTGTAGCGGTAGTAGTACCGTCACCAGCCTCTCTTACTGTATTGCGAGCCGCTTCCTTAATTAGTGTAGCACCCATGTTTTCAACCGGATCGTATAAGACTACGCTTTCCGCAACGGTTACTCCGTCTTTTGTGATCACCGGTTTACCGCGTCCATCTTCATAAACGACACATTTTCCTGATGCTCCTAACGTGGACTTAACGGCTTTCGCAAGTTTTTGTACCCCAGCGATTACTTTTGATTTTGCTTCATCGCCGAAGTCTAAGTTCTTAACCAATTCACTTGGTAAGTTGTATTCCATAATGTGGTATTTTATTAAATTAAATTATATTTATCGATGCTTATTTAAATGTTTTAACTACTTTCGGTCCACCAAGGAATTCCAGTTTTTTGTTATAGTGTTCGACACTGCCATCGATAGCAGCTTCAGCCCCATTGAGGGTTTCCCTCCTTGTAATATCAACCCAGACTTTTTCATCTGTTGGTGAGTTAACTTCTGTTTGGTAGTACCCATTTGGTAGCTGTGTTATTCTCCAGTTACTTTTATCAGCTAAGTGCCTCCACTCAGCGATTTTATCTTCAGTAATCTTTGGTTGTCCAGTGTTTATGGTACTGGTTTTGTAGTAATAATAGGTCATTTTAATTTGGTTTTGGTTAATTGTTAATTAATACTTTTTCTTTTTCTTTGGTTTGCATTTCTTTGCCATAACTATATATTTACTTATTATTATTTCTTTTTAACTCTTTTTTTAGGCACACAGTTAGGTACTGTTCTAGAACCCTTCTTTTTAGTACCAACCATTTTGTATCCTTTCCAGCAAGGTGTTTTCTTTTTCTTTGTAGGCATAACTACTTTATTTTGTACTTACCAAACAATCTATTTAACGCTCCTGGATGATCCTCTCTAAATGTTTGACGTGCAGCTTTGTTATGAGCTCTACGTTCTTTGCGTTCTAACCTCTTGTTGCTTTTACAGTCACAATCGTTGCAACCACAATCTTTTTTCTTTCTTCCAAACGGCATAACTATCTTTTTACCTTGGTTATTTTATTTGCGCTACTTATCGCTTATATGTGTTCTTAGCTTTATTCTTACCTAATCTAGATTCTTTCTGCTTCTCTTTAACTACACCTGAAGTTGATGTTTTTCTTTTTTGAACAGAAGTACCATACTGGTTCTTAGGTCCACGAACTACAGATTTGGATTTAGTAACACGCAATTTCTTTGGTGCAGCTGTATTTTTGATAGTCGTACTTTTAG